CGTCTCGCTCTGCTTCAGGAGTAATCGCCATGAAAACCAAACCTACGCTGCTCGAACTGCTGCGCAAGCAGCCGGAAATGTATCTCCGTGATCTGCCGGAAAACATCCGCATCCCGGCACTGGACGGCAATCGCCCCGACGAAGTCGTGCGTCGCATCGAAGACGCCACCATTGATGACTTGGCATTCGCGATCCAGGGCATGGAGTCGGAATCCCGTCTGATCCATCGCCGTCTGAGCGGTCTGCGCGACCTGTACGAAATGGCCCGCAAGCGCGGCGCACTCGGCGTGACCACCGTCGCTGACGCGTTCGCCAGCATCAGCGCCGAGGAGGCCGGCAAATGAGCCTCCCCATCATTACTGCAGACCAGCGCCTGGCCGAGCGCCGTGGTGTGAAAGGCGTACTCGTCGGCAAGAGCGGCATCGGCAAGACGTCACAGCTCTGGACGCTGAAACCCACGGCCACGCTGTTCTTCGATCTCGAGGCTGGGGACTTGGCCGTCGAGGGCTGGGCGGGCGACACCATCCGTCCACGCACCTGGCAGGAGTGTCGTGACTTCGCGGTGTACATCGGCGGACCGAACCCGGCGCTGCGCGACGACCAGCCGTTCAGCCAGGCCCACTTCGATGCTGTGTGTGCGCGCTTCGGCGATCCAGCCGTGCTGGACAAGTACGACACCGTGTTCGTCGACTCCATCACCGTGGCCGGACGCCTGTGCCTGCAATGGTGCAAAGGCCAGCCGCAGGCCTACTCCGAGAAGACCGGCAAACCCGACAGTCGGGGTGCGTATGGGCTGATGGGCCAGGAAATGATCGCCTGGCTGACCCACCTGCAGCACACGCGCGGCAAGAACGTCTGGTTCGTCGGCATCCTCGACGAGCGCCTCGACGATTTCAATCGCCGGGTGTTCTCGCTGCAGATCGACGGCTCCAAGACCGGCCTGGAACTGCCCGGCATCGTCGATGAGGTGGTCACCCTGGCCGAGCTGAAGGCCGATGACGGCGCCAGCTACCGCGCATTCGTCTGCCACACGCTGAACGCATGGGGATACCCCGCCAAGGACCGCTCCGGGCGGCTCGATCCGATCGAAGAACCGCATCTCGGTCGGTTGATGGAAAAGATCGCCGGCCCTGCCAGGCCCGCCGCCGAGCGACTCGACTTCGCGCGCCCCGTGCCATCTGCCGCGCCTGTCCCTAACACCGAATCCACTTCCACTCAGGAGTCCTAATCATGACCTATTTCGATTTCAATTCCGCTTCCGAACAGACCTCTTTCGACCTGATCCCGAAGGGCACGCTGGTGCGTGTCCGCATGACCATCAAGCCGGGTGGCTTCGATGATCCGTCGCAAGGCTGGACCGGCGGCTACGCCACTCGCAACGACAACACCGGCTCGGTGTACCTGAACTGCGAGTTCGTTGTGATGGAGGGCGAGTTCGCCCGTCGCAAGATGTGGTCTCTGATCGGCCTGCACAGCCCGAAGGGCCCTGAGTGGGCGAACATGGGCCGCACCTTCGTCAAGGCGATCCTGAACTCCGCGCGCGGCGTTCATCCTGGCGACAACAGTCCTGCCGCGCAGAACGCGCGCCGCATCAGCGGGTTTGCCGACCTCGACGGCATCGAGTTTCTCGGCAAGGTCGACTGGGACAAAGACCAGAACGGCCAGGACAAGAGCGTTATCAAGGCCGCGATCACGCCCGACCACAAGGACTACGCCGCCCTCATGGGCGGGGCCGCAAAGCCTGCGGTGTCAGGGGCCGCCAACGGGTCGAACGCGTATGCCCAGGCTACGGGACGTGCCTCCGTGCCGGGTCGCCCGAGCTGGGCACAGTAAGGGGGACGCCGCCATGATGCTTCGCCCCCGCCAAGCCCTGTTGGTCGAGCGCTCCCTGGCGGCTCTCGCCCAACACGGCAACACGCTGTCTGTTGGCCCTACCGGCTCGGGCAAGACCATAATGCTGTCGGCGGTAGCCGGCAGCGTGCTGGACGAGCCCGACGCAAAGGCCTGCATCCTCGCCCACCGCGATGAACTCACCGGTCAGAACCGGGAGAAATTCGGGCGGGTCAATCCCGGCCTCACCACCTCGGTGTTCGACGCCAAGGAGAAGTCCTGGGCCGGGCGCGCCACTTTCGCGATGGTGCAGACGCTCTCGCGTGACGCTCATCTCGACGCGATGCCCACGCTCGATCTGTTGGTGGTCGACGAGGCGCATCACGCCGCCTCGCCCTCCTACCGGCGCGTGATCGACCGCGTGCTGTCGCGCAACCCCCGGGCGCGGATCTTCGGTGCCACAGCAACGCCCGCACGCAGCGACGGCAAGGGGCTGCGCGAGGTCTTCAGCAACGTGGCCGACCAGATCACCCTGGGCGAGCTCATCGCCTCTGGCCATCTGGTGCCGCCGCGCACCTTCGTCATCGATGTCGGCGCGCAATCGGCCCTCGCCCAGGTGCGTCGCACAGCCACCGACTTCGACATGACCGAGGTGGAGGCGATCCTCAACAAGACGCCGATCACCGACGCGGTGATCCGCCACTGGCGCGAGAAGGCCGGCGACCGCAAGACCATCGTGTTCTGCTCCACCGTGGCCCACGCGCAGTGCGTGGCCGACGCCTTCGTCGCCGCCGGCATCCGCGCCGTGCTGATCCACGGCGAGTTGTCGGACGCCGAACGCAAGGTGCGCCTGGCCGAGTACGAGACCGGCGAGGCGCAAGTCGTCGTCAACGTGGCGGTGCTGACCGAGGGCTACGACTACACGCCCACGTCCTGCGTGGTGCTGCTGCGACCGAGCTCGCACAAGTCGACACTGACCCAGATGATCGGTCGTGGGCTGCGCACCGTCGACCCGGCCGAGCATCCCGGCGTGGTCAAGACCGATTGCATCGTGCTCGACTTCGGCACCGCGACGCTCATGCACGGTTCTCTGGAGCAGGAGGTCAACCTGGACGGCCACCAGCGCCAGGGCGAGGCGCCGACCAAGGATTGCCCCTCCTGCGAGGCATTGGTCCCGCTCGGCTGCCACGAGTGCCCCCTGTGCGGCTTCGAGTGGACCCGCGAAGAAACGGAGCAGGCAGAGGCGCTGGACGACTTCGTCATGACGGAGATCGATCTGCTCAAGCGCTCCAACTTTCGCTGGTGCGACCTCTTCGGCTGCGACGACGCCTTGATGGCGACCGGCTTCGGTGCCTGGGGCGGCATCTTTTTCCTCAACGGCCGCTGGCACGCGGTCGGCGGCGGCAAGGATCTGCAGCCCCGTCTGCTGGCGGTCGGCGATCGCACCGTCTGCATGGCCAAGGCGGACGACTGGTTGAACGAGAACGAGTCCCTCGACACCGCCCACAAGACGCGCCGCTGGCTCAACGAGCCGCCCACCGAGAAGCAGCTGCGCTACCTGCCGCAGGCCATACGTTCCGACTTCGGGCTCACCCGCTACCAGGCCTCGGCGCTGCTCGCCTTCCAGTTCAACAAGTCGTCCATCCAGCGCCTCGTGCTGGCAGCCAACGACGAACACCGGAGGGCGGCGTGATATGCGCGATCTGCGGACGAGAGGGACGCGGCTTCTGCTGGCTGTCGCCGAGGAATGGCCCGCGTGCGCCGGACGGAAAGCCCCTGTTCAAGCGCTTCTGCTCCATGCGCTGCCAGGACATTCATCTGCAACGACTGAAGGCGGGAGGCGGCGTCGTGATCGATCCCACCCATAACGAGAAGGCCGCGATGGAGGCCGTGCTGCCCAGCCTTGGCGAGTACGTGGCGTCCATCGGCATGGACCGGTCGCTGTCGGCTTACAGCCGCGAGGAAGTCCTGCAACTGGTCGACGTGGTGCTCACTGCCTACTTCGACAACCTGCGGGAGCTCACGCCCGACGACGTGCCGTTTTGAGGAGGCGGTGATGCTCGATTACAACCACCGCCCCAGGTTCCACGAGCGCGTCAACGCTGTCATCGACGAGGCGCTGGCGCGCGAACGGACCGCACAGACAGCCCGCAGTTACCTTGGCGCTTCGCGCCTCGGCGTCGCCTGCGAGCGCGCCCTGCAATACGAGTACGCCCAGGCGCCGGTCGATCCGGGGCGTGAGCTGCCCGGGCGGGTGCTGCGCGTGTTCGAGGTCGGCCATGTCCTGGAGGATCTCGCGATCCGCTGGCTGCGCCTCACCGGCTTCGAGCTCTACACCCGTCGGGCCGATGGGGAGCAGTTCGGTTTCTCCGTCGCCGGTGGGCGCATCCAGGGTCATGTCGACGGCATCCTCGCTGCAGGCCCCGCCGACATCGAGCTTGCTTATCCCGCGCTGTGGGAGTGCAAGACGATGAACGACAAGTCCTGGCGCGAGACCGTCAAGCAAGGTGTGGCGCGCGCCAAACCGATCTATGCCGCGCAGATCGCCGTCTACCAGGCCTACATGGAAGGCGCCGTGCCGGGCATCGCGAGCAATCCAGCGCTGTTCACCGCCATCAACAAGGACAGCGAGGAGATCTGGTTCGAACTCGTACCGTTCGATGGCGGGCTCGCG